CCTATAGCCAAGTCACTTAATTGTGACTCTATGGTGTTTAGGGGTTTTGCGGGCTCTAGGCCTAGCTTTCTTCTTCGATTGCTGGGACTGGGCTCGTTTGCTCTCTGCTGCTTCACTTGTAGCTTCATCCGATGATTCGACCGTAGAAGACGGCGCTTTAGAAGGCGCCGCATCCAAGATGCATCCATCAACGACGACATCAACGACTGTTGGTGTTGGGGCTGTGATGGGAGTACAAATTGGAGCTTCAAGAATTTCCGTGAGTGATTGGGTTTTAGCCAACCACTGGTTGAAAAGACTCCTGTCGAATTCCGGTAACATGTGTTCAAATTCCACGTCCATCCATCCGTCATCATTATTGTTGGGGAACTGTCTAGATTGCTCAAACTTTGACCACCAAGAACCGATTCCAAGAGATGGAACTCGTTTCTCGGGTTCATGCATAAGCACCTGTTGACATAATGATCCAAGGACGGGTGTATTACGATCTGTTGCCAGGAACGAGAGTGATTTTTCAACCAATTTCGTTTCAGGTTTAACGCCAGAAGGTAAACGGACCGTTGTATGGAACTTGCTAAGCTGTCTTTTGATGTCGCACATACTATCATTACGACCATACCAGATTTCTTGTGAATAGTAGCGTGCCAGAAAATTGACCCCTCGTTCCCCTCGTTGGACCACTGAGGCCTCCAATACGAGTCCAACTCGTTTTGAGGCCCACTCGTGGTTTCTAATGGGGAGGTCAGGATCAACGCCATCGTCACCGAGATGAATTCCCAAACTTGAGAAAGCTTCCTCAGGGCTATATCTGCGGCCTTGCGGGGTGACGACGTTCCGGAAACCGAGGTATGCGGTGAAGGCGGAGCGTAGTGTTTGCACTGTGCTAGTGTCTGGATTTCCAGACCCTTGGGAGGTTCCTTGATCGAACTTGGTTCCTTTTGGGAGGTAACCGACATTATTGAAACAACGTTTCAACAATTCATTCAATTCGGTGCGATGGTTTTTAAAGGCCTTCATAAAAACCGCCCGGTCAACTTCTCTCAAAGTTTGGGAAATAGTTCCGTCCATGCGATGATAGTCCGAAATGTTAAGAAAATCGTGAGCATTAAGCCCGATTTCCGCCATCCGATTCGCAATCATTAACGGATCCTTCCCAGGACCATACCAAGAAAACTTCTTACAATGTTCCGCCAAAGAAAGGCAAAACATACTCATATCAAGCTTAAGCGAGTCATCGAAAGTGGATATATTTCGAGGGTCCTTGACATCTGGATAGGCTTCACTTTTAATGAAGCACTTCAGAATAGTCGAGAACCACGGACCAGCAACAACAGCTTTCAACAAAGAAAGTTTCTGGGCAGCACCGGTTTGTTTATCTGCAACAGTTTCAAAACAAACAGGAGTTAAGACACACCCGTCAACCACGAATTCAGCGAATTCGTGGATGCACCGGTCTCTAAACGAATGGGGCTTGGGCTCATCTTTCTTCAAAGAATTGATTCGCCCTTCCACACATTGTTTTTCTCCGGCTTCATTTGCCACAGGAGCAAATGCTCCATGAACCAAGGGAGACATGAACGCTTGCAATTTCGGTTTCTCATCAGGATTGAACTCATCAGGTTGATATTGATATGCACGAACGGCTTGCGAAACAGGAAAAACCATAGGGTCATCCACTTTCACTACCGACCGATAATACTCAGTGAGTATAGCGGCTGCATGTCTTTCTTCTTTTCCGATCCAACTTGTTGTCGTTGGCAACATCAAGTTGGTTGTACCAAGTCTAGCAGCAGTACCGATAGCAGCATCATCACGAGCTTCAACCGTAGCACATAAAAATGTGTTAGGGCGAGCAGTCGTGATCTTCATGCTGTTACCAGTTGCAACATTAAACCGGACAAAACGGGAGCCGTCCCCGGCTACCGTGATCGGATTAAACCGAGTCAATTCGTGAGAATCCGTTAACAACCAGTTCGCAACACAAGCCCAAACACCCCTGAAAGAAGACAGAGGTGTGAGCATGATAAGTTGCCTGTGGGAACCGATTTGCTTACGTTCAATTGAATACGTGGTGAGTTGGATAGGAATTCCACAAAACCGACGAACGGCTTTAATGGAATCAAATCCATAGTTCCATAGGTGGTGGCGATATTGGCCACCACCAGAAACATAGGTTACTAAGGCTCCATCATTATCGAAAC